AATTTGTTGTATGAAGTCGTTTTTCTAACTTTCAAAAGTTTCTTCATTAAAGAAAAAGTTTAAATGATTAGAACCTACAAATGGGCATTTTATTTCAATCATACCTTCCTCACCTACTAAGCCATCAGGACTACCTGTTAATCCCTCAATAGATTCGCTTATAAGCAATTTAGATTCGATAACCTCATTACCTGTTCGGGCAGTGTAATATCGTTTCGCTATTGGCTCATTTTCGTGTCCCCATGCAGTTGCATAATTATCTATGCTTTGTTTAGGCTGACCGCTTAACCTTTCATAGACCTTCTCACGAATGTAAGTTTCTGCACCTTTACTGAGCACGTCCTTTTTAGAACGTGGCTCAGTCATAAGTTTCCAAATCTCACTTCCAGTAAAATTACCTAATCTGTTTTCCCACCACGTAGGTGAGTAAATTTCAATTGTGCTTTCCATTATGGTAATTGTGTTTTAAGTTCATCTTTTAATTGGCTTATTTCTAAATTTAATTTAGCTTCATTACTTAATGTAACCCATATATTTTGTAAGTCAATTAATGATTTAGCACCTTTTAATTGTTGTTTAATGCCTATTACATTTAATGGTTTAGGTTCGTATTTAACTTTGTTTTCTTGTTCACCCGATGCATCTGTATCTTTATCAGTAACTAAGCCTAAAATTGAACTTAAAGCGTATCTTCTGATATAAGTAATCGCACTACCTAAAACTTGAAAATCATTCATGCCTTTTAACTGAACACCTTTTGGAATATCAGTTAAGGATTCAATGCTTTCCCCTGTTTCAATGTGGAATACTATTGTCTTAACACAATCACCCATAATTGGCTGAGTAAAACCTAATTGATGTTTAGCAAGTAAAGGATTAATAATATTAAAGATAGTTGGAAGGTCTGCGTATGAATATCCGTAACCTTTTGTCTCTTTGTGAATCACTGGCACTTCTTGCTGGAATGATGCTAAACTTTTAAATAGTGATTTTGTTTCTGTTGTTTGTTCTTTTGTTTTCATTGTTCTTTGTTTTATTAGTTATTAAAAAGGAAGTTGGTCATCTATTATGTTTGGAGTGTACTTTGTCTCATTCGGATAAGTCTTTGTTTCACTATCTTTTTTATAAGGCTCCTGAAACGATGCACTAACATTAGATGAAATTAAAGGATTAATTATACATTATAAGAAAAAAATTAAAGAATTTAAAAATTAATTTGTATATTTGCACTATCGGAGTAACGAACCGATTTCACATAACATCTACATTAAAAACATTTAGCCTCTAAATGTTCGATGTACAGAGTAGATGCTGTACTGACCTCGTAAGTCAATCGAACATTTAGGGGTTTTTTAATTTAATAAAAATATGAAAATAATATTAAATGATTTGAATGAATTAAACGCTGAGATTGAATTTGAATTATGCGAAGATTTTAAAGACGGTATAAATATAATTTCAATTGATAAAAATGGAATAAGAAACGTAAATGTAGTTAGTATAAAATTATTAGAAAACGCTTTAAAAGTATTAAAAGTATCTTTATAAGTATTAACACTATCTTCTAATGCTTTTACTTCTGTTTGATAAGTTTTATAGTCTGTTTCATATTTTGATGCAGCATCGTTAATTGTTTTAACGTATGTATTTGCTTCATTTAATTTTTGATTAGCATTACTATTGTGTCTGTTCCATAAATAAGAACCAGGTTGTGTTTGATCACGATACCGAATATATTGATTATAAGTAGCCATTGTATCGTTGTATGGCTTAATGTTTTGATTGTAAACATTACTGTAATTTGTATAATCTTGTTGTAATTTACCAGTAACATTGTTTAATGAAGTTGCTAAAGTTTTAATTTGATCTTGTTGAGCAAGAATAGCTGGTATCTGATCACGTAATTCATTCAATACGGGCGAAGGTGGTATTGTAGTGTCATACGCCATAAATAATGTAGGAGCTTGTGTTGCTACATAATTATTAAAGTCATTTGTAAAATTACTAAATGCTCCAAAATCTGTTGCAAAAGCAGTTGGTTCAAAAAATCCACTAGCACCAACACTTCCACCAAAATCAGGTATGTAATTGCCACCTACAATAGATGTAGTTGCTCCACCTGTGTCTCCACCAAACAACCATCCACCGAAATCACCATCCGCCATGACTTACTCCTAAATTTTCAAAAAACCGATTTTTTTTGGGGGTGGGGAACATTTTTATAATCCTAAACTAGAGGCTATCTGTTCATGGATAGTTAAATGTGTACCTAACCAATCGTAAAAATCATTCTCTTTATTGAAGTCTACATCCAACATATTAAACGGATTACTTAAATTTAAGTACCCTGCTAGTGCTTGATGCTCGACTTGATGAGCCAATAACCAGTCATCTAGGTTGTCTATATTGGCATCTGTAATAGGGAATTTAGGGTATGTTTGCCCTCTATCGGTCATTGTTTCCCAAAATAACAAGTGTTGTGTGCCATTTTCAAACAAAAACTCTCCTAGTGACTCTGCATCACCAAATTTCACAATAGAAAGGGTTTCCATATTCGTAGATTTACCCTGCCTTCCTTGTTGTAACTGCACGTTCAATATCCCAACCATATTTAATGCGCATCCAAACAGCACCCTTAGTTAAACCTAAATCGGTAGACCAATCAGAAGAATTTTTAGTAACTCCTTTATAAGAAATTATTAATGCACACTTTCTATTTTTTTGTTGCTCGCTTGGTGTTGCCCAACGACAATTATCTTTTGAATATCCCTGATTTAAATCTATTCTGTCTAAAGTTTTACCTATTGGTCTATCACCCATATCTAAAACAAATTTATCAAAATCTAACCATGTGAGATCAAGTGTTATTCCTTTACCGCTATAACGTTTATAGTTGTCAAAACTTGGGTTTGTACAACGACCAACTAAAGATCGCCAAGTAACATAAGTAGGATTGTTTTTTGATCTTATGTTCATTATTAGTTCATTTTCAATGCAATTGCAGCTAAAGATGCCACAATAAATCCAGCAGATGTAATTAATATTGTTTCAATACGTTTTAACCGAGCGCAAATAGATTCATATCGCAATTCACACACCGCTTCATGCGTATTTAATTTTGCTCTTGTTTCATCAATTAAAAATGCTGTATTTTCCATGTTTACACCGCATAGTAAGGTATCTTGACGGTAGTTCCGTTCAAGAGTATTGATATATATCCTGCTGGCACTAATGGTAAACTGGATGTAGCAAAGGTTGCGTTAGCTGCCGTAGTAGCTGATATGTTTGCATTAGCTAAAGTAACATTTCCTAAACTGGTAACAGTAGAACCTAAAGTAATGGTTGTATTGCCAATAATAACGTTGCTATTTGCTAAACCATTGTTAGGAATAGTAACTGATGCTGTAACTGGACTTGTATTGTTGGCATACATATAGCCTGTAAGACTAGTAACAGTCAATGTAGTAATGTTGGTTGTGTCTCCTCCATCCACCTTTTGCCAAACAGAACCGTTAAATACTGCCCAATCACCGACACCCCAAAGCGTAACTCCGTTCAGGTTAGTTGACCCTGCTACGGATACAACGTAATAGTCTCCTTTAGTTCCAACGCTTGATGTTAACGTAGGATTATTAGTCGATGCGTTCCACGTTCCTTTATAGTTTAAAGAACCGAGAGCATTAGAAACTGATGAGACTGTCTTTAACATTTAGCTTCCATCCCCAGGAGTTATATAGATAGTTGTACTTGATGAGGCATTAGCAGAAAAATACGCATTAGGAATAAATGTCAGTATTTCATCTGTACCTGGCAACAGAGGTAAACAATTAGCTACAGTTCCCGTTGGTGTATTAGCACCTGTAGCAGCGATGGTTGCATTAGCACCAAACCCTAAGAAAGCTGTAATTGATCCCGAATTAATAATACGGTATTGATTACCACCCAAGGTTGAAGATACAGCCTGTACAGCAGCAGGAGCTGGTGTAGTAGCAGTAATCACAATTGTGTTACCAGTTACAGTAAAGGGAGCATTGACACTCATTGCACGGTTTCCTCTTGTTTAGGTACTTGTGGATCAGCCTGTTCTTTAATCTTTTTCAGTAGAACCCAAGCACCTGATTTAGTCGGTAATTCACCTAAAACTTGTAAAGCAAAATTTACTTCTTCTATTGTCAAATCTAATTTAATCACGGTTATCCCCTTCAGTTGTTAAAAAATTACGCAGTTGTCCAAGGTGTTCCTGTTGCAGTAACAGGATTTTTAAGTAATTCTATTTGTTGTGCAAGGGATGCTTCTGTTGCATCTTTGTCTACTCCATCTGCCCAACACCAATTTAAAACTTCTTGCATAGTTACATCTGCATAAGGAATAGTAGGTGTTCCATCTGCCCATGAGCAAGTTGAGTAAGTAGATGTTGTGTAGTCTCCATCTACCGCTACAGCAGTCCAATGTGCTGTAGTTATAAAACCATTTGCAGTTTCATAGTTTGTTTGTGATATGTTCCATGTGTATACGATTGCCATTTAATTCTCCTTTTAAAATATTCGTACTGCTGAAAATTGAACTGATTGTGTAGCACCAGATATTTGAGTTATTTGAACAGCATATCCTGAAACTGTTACAGTCATTGAAGCACCTTTAAAAATTGGTGTTGCAACAGTAGAAGAACCGCCCTGTGTATTGATAATATAAGTTGCACAATAAATTGTATTATCTCCATCAACATTGACTGTTACAAAATATGCACCAATTGCTGTTGGAACAGTAAATAAAGTAGT